TGATCTCTTTTCTTTTGGTTTTTGTTTATCCATATTCTTGGGAACCATATAATGAATAGTTTGATCTCCATCAACTTTTTTTCCTTTATCTTGAACATATTTTTTAAGTGCATCAGATAAAAATAATCTAGGAACCTCTTCATGACAAGTTGTCCAATTATGCAACCAAATATAAGTTTTATCTGCGCTATTAATCTCTAGCGGAGATAATACTGGAATATGAGGATTAATCATATAATAATTTTTCCAACTATTACCAACATATGCAATCTGATTACAAATTAATCTTACTCTTGATCTAGCATAATAATGTCTATAAATATTTAAATGTTTTACACCATTTATTATTCGATCATTTCCATCTGTTTGAGAATGTACTAATCCAACATTAAAATTTTCACTGGCAAGTTTTTCTGCAACTGTTACAATTTGTCTTTCAGTACCACCCATCGCACCACCATCAATTTCAAATAACGGGGGCGCAAGAATCAAATAATCATACATTATGCTCCCGAGGTAAATTTTCTCCAATCAATTATGTTCTTGATCAAAAAATTTCTATTGATAACTGTTTTTATAATTGATTCCAAATAATTTATTTTTTCTTTTTGATATTCAATTTTTTCTTGCATTTCAATTGTATCTTTATCTGAATTTAAAAATCTATCCAAATCTAATTTATTTCTAGATTTAATCTCTAATTCAAATGGTTCCCATTCTAATCTGTCTAAACTATCTTTATCAAGTTTGCCCGTATAATACAGCCATTTTAATTTAGATAATTCTTTCATTTTAGACTCGTGTTTTACAAGTCTCAATTTTTCATCTGAAAAAATTTTAAAATATTTGTTGTGAAGTTCTGGTATTCTTTTTGATTCTACATCTAATTGTAAATCATCTAAAATACAATCACTGGTCCATAATTCTTGTATACTTTCTAATTTCATTATACCTCATAATTAACGTTCTCCTATAAGTCTCTCAATTTTATATGTACTATATGCAAATGTAACATCTGAGGCGACAACTTCTGCATCAGCAACATCAGAAGACATTTCTATATCAGTTAAATCTACAGGAAATAAATTTGTAAATTTTGCTACATATTGAATATTCTTATTGCTCGTAAGAATTGATAACGTTCCATCAGAATATACTTCTCCATACTGATCTAACTCTTCTGGAAAAGTAATTCCTTTTATCCAATCATAAATTTCTAACCAATTTTGTAATTCTTCATCTATTATAAATCTAACACGCAATTCATTCATTTGAATTTTATCTCCAGCAACAGGAATATCTCTAAGAGGAGTTGTCATTAACCACTGTCCTGCTGACAGACCAGGCAAATTTGTAGATTGACAAAAAAAGTTCACATGCGGAATTTTATCAATCATAAATTTAAAACCCGTAGGTATAAAATAATTTAAATTTTTTGGTTGTCTGCTAGATTCTGCCATAATTCGTCTTCCGATACGTTTGGTATATTATTTAATGATTGGTCTTGTTCAATAACTCTTTTAATTATAAGATCATCATGTATATTTAGTAAGTATTTAAAACCGTCTATGAATTCATGTATCATATGATTAGATGCACTCTTTGATGGATATCCATTAGTGCCGTCATACATATTATCTCTTTCACCAAATATATCAAAACCTATTAAATATTTTATATCTTTAGGATATAAATGATGTGACAATCTTATAGCTTGTATACCAGCACTTAATCCCCAACCATCATCTTCCCAGGGGGTATGCATTATTTGATTTTTTTCTTTTATCCAAGTTATGTAAGTATGCTTTCCCCATCCATTATAAATGAATTCATAATCAGTTGGTTCATTTTCATATAATATAGCCCCATCAAGAATCTCCATAGAATCCCTAACTTCTCCTGGTAGAGAATTCATATTACTAATAACAACTTTATTATTTAAAGAATAATCACTATCAAAAATTTCATGAGTACAATGAGGATCAATAGTTAAAAGATAATCTGGTGCAAAATCACGATACAAAGCATTACAACCAAAAGTCCATGCTTTTTCTTTAATTTTATCTAAATCCATATGCTGTCTGGATTTCCCATTTCCTATTATAACTACTGCCACGTTATTTCTTCTAAAAATTGTTTTGTTGTTATATTATCAATATTTTCAATTTTTGTATCATCATCAATAACTCTTGTTAATCTTATTTTTGGACAAAAGTGATCTTTTAAAAGAAAAAATTCTCCTGCTTTTTCGTGTTGATTCAAGTTTGATTCAGTTGATTGGGGATAATTATGAGTATCATCATAAATAGTTTTTCTTTCACCAAAAATATCAAAACCTATCATATATATTTGCTCATCTGGACGAAAATGATATGCTAATCTAATCATTGCCCATCCAGAATTTAATGGGTATATGTTATCTTTCCAAGGAACCATAAAAATTTTATGATCAGAAGGAGTATTTACTTTCGCATTTCTTTCAACTAAATAAACAACATTAGATTTAGAATATCCAGATTCAATCACTTCTTTAAACATGTCTGGATCGGCCACAACAAGTTTATCAGGAGCAAAATCTCGATAAAGAGCATTACATCCATATATTATACCCCTTTTCTTCAAAAAATGCAAGTCTATTGCTTCTCTTGATTCACCATTACCTATACAAAAAATCATGCTTTAGTATAAATTTCATGTTCTATATTTTTAATACCATGTGTATACGAATATACGACATGAACTTCAATATGTTCTTTTATTGTTTCAGCTATTCTATATCTCCACCACTGTTTCGGTTTCAATGTACAATGAGCATTTTCACCATTTGGTAAGGTCTGCTTGGCGGGATACATTGCTATATTTAGATAGGTACATTTATTCGATAATGTAAAAATTTCTTTTAAAGTATCTTTTATTTCTTTTGCTGGAACATGTTCTAAAACATCTGTAGAAATAACACAATCAAAATTGTCTCCTGGTAAACTATTCCATTTTAATATTGCAGGATCATAAAGTCCCATCTCCTCAAGTCCCCATAATAAATGTATTCTATCTTTTATGTAATGTTTTGCATTTCCGCATCCATAATCCAATGCAGTTTTTGATTTTGTAATTTCTATTAGTTTTTTAATATTGTTTAAATGAAGGGTAAGAGAATTACCAGGATAGGGAGGAAGTTGTTTATATAAATCAATTTTAGAATGCATAATGTCACCAAAAACAAAAAAGGAGAAGGTTTTACCCTTCTCCTTTATATATAATCTGAATTTTCAGAGAAACTTACATTAAGTTAGCTACTCTTACAATTCTATAATATTCATTAGCGGCTCCACCAGCATTATCTGCACTAATATCCGAAGATCCAGTACTTGTAATGTCTGCGGCTCCAGTTGCAAAAGGATTCCTTACGAGACCGTAACGAGTCTTGAATCCGATTTTTGGCTGGAAGGTATTGGTGTCAACTGCACGTACCATTTGTAATGGAACGTATGGGCAGTAGAACATACCAGCATCATATGAAGACGATCCTTTATATCCAACTACAAAGTAATTGACATCATTTGTTACTGCATATGGATCAACATAAACACGATAACGACCGTTAAGAACACCAACAAAAGTGTTTCCAGCATCATCTGGATTAAGATTGTTGCTATCAAGAGCAGGAGCGTAATCAAGAACTCCAGCCATTTGAAGTGCGGAAGCAACATCTGAAGAAGTGATAATTATATTACCTTTTCCTCTACGTGTCTTCTTCGCAATCTCGTTTGCTTCTCTCTCAATCTGGAACATGAGACCTTTGAATTTCTCTACGGACCAGCGACCATTTGAGTCTGTGTCAAGATCAAAGATACCTGCTTGTGTGGTGTTATTTGCGGCACCAACAACGGCTTCTCTGTAAATCTTACGAACAACCTCACGGTTAATTTCTGCAAGAATCTCAGCGGAAAGAATGTTGCTGAGTTCTGTTTCCGCATCAAGACCATGAACTGCTTTAAGATCCTGAGCAACTTCCATTGTGTAATCTGCTCTTAAGGCTCTTGTTTTAGCAGTAACAGTAACCTTCTCAATTGAGAAAGCCATGTTATTAGGTGTTGCTAATTCGCCCTGAGCAGTTGATAAACCACCTGCTACTAACGTTTGTGAAGCGTTAGCTGAACCATCAGTATGAACCCGAAGTCCTGGAACGTTGCTGTCTTGAGTTACAGCGGATGTGTTGGAAGCATAACTTGTGTCTGCTTCGTTATAAAGGGCCTCTGGGGACGCATTCATTGTATCATATCTTGCTCTCATAGCAAAGATAAGACCAGTCGGACCAGTCATTGGTTGCACACCACAAACATCGTATGCAATCAAGTTAGGCATTGCTCTCCTGACCAGAGAAATCATAATAGGATCATACTTCGCAACACCACCTGTGTCTGGGAATGCACCTGAAGCCTGTCCTGCCTCTGTCAAGAAGTTCTGTGAAGAAAGAACTTGATTGTCTTCCTGCATGGACTTTTCTTGATTCTCCAATAAAACAGTTGTTACTGCTTTACGATATGGGTCGTCTATTTTACCCACTTCTGGATGGTCAAGAATAGGAGCCCACTTTTTTTGTAAATTTTCTGAAAGATACATGTGTAAATCTCCTTAGTTGTTATTTAATAATTGTTCTAGAAATAGCATTTGCATAATGTTTAATGTTTTCAGGTGCTTCTGCCATTGCATCATCTGAAGAATTTTCATCGTTTGGTTCCATATCATCTTGTGTGTCTTCACTCAAAACTTTTTTTTCTTCAGGGTTGTCTGTACGAAAATACTTGTCTTTAATGATCTGAAGTTTTTCAGCATACGATTCTTCATCTTCATATTCAATACCTTCTGCCAATTTGATCATTTTTTCTTGATCAACTTCGGTCATTCCTTCTGAAACAGTATACAAGGAATCCATCTTTTTGTACTCTTTGAGTTCTTTAGATGAGTCCATGTTTTTTTGTATTTCAGAATTTAACGATCCCTCAAGATCCTCAACTTTAGCAAACAGATCATCAACTAGATCAACCTTTTCGTCTGGAATATCGACATAATGTTCGACAAACAGATTTTTAAGACCGACCATGAAATCTTCAACAATTTCTGAGCGAATACCCTTATCAACTGCAAGTTCATTTTCTTGCATCCATTCTTTAACAACATAATTCATGAAATCATCTACCTTTTCAATCATAACAGTACGATTGTTTTCGATGGCTTCTTGAAGTTCTGTTTTGTATTGCTCGTCAAGTTTGTCTATTCTTGTGGAAATTTCATCATTGACTCTGGCAAAAACTGCGGCTTCAAATATAGTGGCCGCTTTTTCTTTAAATTCGTCTGAAAGCTCTTCGCCTTCAATAAGTGCTTTTACATCACTTTCCAAATTGAATTCTTCTCTAGCAACTACTTCTTTTGTTTCTTTATTTTCAGAAACAATTTCATTACCTTCTTCATCGAATTCTGCATCATCAACTTCGTTAAGTGCGCCGAGAATTTCAGCAACTTCTTCTTTGCTCATCTCGTCTAACTTATCGTAAATTGATTTAATAAGTGACATTTTTGATGCACTTTCAGAAACACCGCCTTTATCAGCAGGACGTTTCTTAGCAGATGGTACCCCTTTTGTAAAATCTGGTTTGGGACCATCAGGAACCTCATTATTTACACCCGTATCTGTTGCTTTTGCGGGAGCTTTTTTCATAGATTCTTTATTTTTTCCGGCACCTGGAAATGAAGCCTCATCTACTTGAGCATCTTCATTTTCTTCTTTAGCATTATCTTCAAGAGTTTCCTCTTTCACTTCT